TGAATAATCCGTCTGTCACCTTACGCAATCGATGAATCATAATGCATTCACCAAACTATTAAGAACCTCTCGAATGTACGCAGCATCATGGTTAAACAAAACATGCTTAACGAAAGTGATGGATTGAGCAATAGCGGCAGAATCTGGCAAATGTTTACTGGCGATCTCACTCTCACCCATCAGGGCAAACTTCTGCTTGAGGTTATCACGAGCTATTAATCTTTTATCGGGAGGTACTCGATTAAGAATAAAATTAATGATGTTAGCCAAATAAGCGCCTACCGCTCGCGAATCTCCCAACTCACTGACCGCAGCATTCTTAATTAGTTTCTTATCTAACTTAATCTTATGTATTTTGTCCAACTTAACTAGGGCATTTTGCAAAGCCACTCGTTCCGGTCTTTTTAACTTAGCTTTGACGGCTCGATCAAATTGAGCCTTAAATAGTTTGAGAAAATCAAGTACCTGCTCTTTGGAGGCTTTTTGACGTAGCTTGCGCATAACAGCAGAATAGGCGAACTCCTCTACGCCCGTCAAATCAATAACAGTAGAAGCATCATCTTCGGCATGAGATTTATCCAAAAACTTAAAATACTCTACCTGTTTTAAATGTTTCTTGGCAGCCCTTTCTGAATCAAAAGTGCCCAAGTTCTTACCCTTGTTAGAAAGCACACGCCATTTGCCATTTGGTAATTTACGAATTCTCGCAATCTTTACCAAATCTGTTTGACAACGCTGTGAAAAGTTGTCTGCAAGCCGTACAATCTCATCTATGTTTCTCATTTATCTTTTGGTTTGGGAATAAGGGGCAGTTGTCCATCAATAAAGTTTTTCTTGATATCCAAGGATTCCTTGCTGCGCAACATCATATCTTCGATGATACCATTACCGTCAATTTCGGTTAAAGCCCTAATGGATCTTTCACTAATAAATATTAGATTACCTAATTTCATATGTTTACCTTTATCTACGAAAACAGAATTAACAACTAAACACTCTCGATAAGCAGCCACCACTTTACCACAAAAAACAGCCGGATATGAAACTGAAACTTGATCGGTACTTAACTCTTCGTAGGAATCTCCCACATAAATCTCTAAAAACCTATCCTTAAATAGTTCAGCAATGAACTCGGCAAAAGTTTTACCGGATCCCTTACATTGCTCTACCATAGATTTAACTTCACGCTCTGATGCCATAATTTATCCTTGAATGAACTTGAGGAGGAACTTCCTATAATTAGTATCAGCCGTTCGTAAGCTAATTTCTTGATAAGATGACTTTTTATTCATAACGCAAGTGGCACTAACATTAATTCCACCTATTTTCTTGGTAGCTACTCTAAACGTTCTGGTGAGAGCTTGACTTAATTGTTCTACTGTTTGTAAACATTCTAAAGCGGGGCCAGCGATAGAACACTCCACTTCTACTTGACTGCCATCAGTATGAGGATAAGCATCAGCCTTCAACTCCTCATCTAAAGCAGAACATAAAATACGTGAGAACTCAATAGCACTGGTATGATCGGGAGCAGCAATTTGGATTAGAATGTTATGGTTAGGTAACAACTTTTTATATGTCTTCTTGTTAGCGGAAGCAAAAGAACGAACAAATTGTCCCAGCATATCCATAAAATTAGTGGTAGGAGTAGCTCCCGGCACAAAAGTAGGGTTAGGAGTTTGTTGAGCTACCATAGTAGCAGGCGCTTTACCTGGTTGATATCCAGTATCATCTCTCATGGCCACTAAAGCTTTCTCATAAGTAGGGTTTCTTTTATTTTTCTCTACTTGGTTCATCATATCGCCATAAGTAATGGCACCAGGAGTACTGCCGTGAAATAAAGGATTCTCTTTATAGGCCAAAGACTCAAAACGAGGATCAATTTTAATACCTAAATCATAATATTTTTTACTATACTCTCTACCAGTCTGTGGATCTTGTTCTACCGCAGGATTTTCCTCTACAATAGGAGTTTGGGGATCACCTCGGCGTACGCCAGGCAATTTCAAGCCTACTGGCCAAAATACCGAGACATAATACTGTGCACCAGAAGTAAAGGGACCTCCGTTAAATTTCATTTGAGTTTCAATAAGTTTTTGCACATAAGGAAGTTGTTGTTCGCCCGACAACTGACTAAACTCTTGTGTATTTCCACCAAATCCTAAGTTTTTTAAGGTACCAGGCATAAATTGTACCAATCCCGTTGCACCCCCATTAGGATTATGCGCTTGTGGGTTAATACCTGACTCTGAAACCATGATAGCCAAAATATCTTCTGGTTTCATCCCAGTTTCAGAGGCTATTTCCACTAACTTGGAATAAAAGTTAGAGCCCAGATTAGCCATTTTATCCCCTTAATGATTTAACAATCTTAAAGAGTTTAACAGCCGCTTCTGGTTGTTCCTGTTGAATGGAACGAGCATACTTAGCAATGTGAGCAGCTAACAGAGAAGGGTCCTCATAGGCAAATACTTCTAAAGAATCTACAAAAGCTTCATAGGATGACTTTTTGGGACCGAACAATTGCGCGGCAACCTCATCTGGGTCAATGCCTACTTGTTTATTGGGAGGTGGTATAGTAGATGGCGGATTAGATAACGATGGGGTAGTCTCAATCGCAGGAGCCGAAGTAGGGGGTGTTGGCACACTATATCGTTCATTAATTGCATCTTCTGGCCCATACTTTTGTTGCAAAGCATTTTGCAGGGCTTGTGTGTTAGGACGTTGTACTAAATCAATAGGAATGTTATCAGATGGTGATATAAAAGGTTTTTTAACTTGATTATCACCAAGATCTAGATCAAAAGACGACCCTTGAAATGTAGGTAGTTCAACCTTACCCTGATCTGATTTCAATTGTTCACGCTGACGATTTACTTCAGGCTTAATAGTTGTATCATAAAATTTACGAAAACTTGCGTCATAAATCTTAAAAGATGTCTCGATTTCTTTGGCGGTATTTGCATATGCATCTACTTTACGAGAAGCGCGTAAAGTAGCCATAGTTTTCAGGTGCTCTAAGACATTGCTTAACAAATTTTGAGCTGCCTCCAGTTGTAACTTGACGCCATCACGAATGGGAGCAACTTTATCCTCATAATTTTTTTCCCAAGAACGAAGCGCGCGCCCTCGATCGGTAAATAGGTTCTTGAATGAATTTACTAGACCATCTGCCATACCAGCTTCTTTAATCATCCACTCAAATTCGTAAGCTGCGATGACGGGGCGATTTTCAAAGTCTGACAAATGCTCCATATATTCTTTCTCTTTTTTTGGCATATTCTTGCCAAACAAAAACTGATGATGAATAGAGCTCAAATCGAAATCCAATGCCTTAACTACATTGAAAGCTTCATACATTTTTTTATGAAATTTGGTTAAAGCAGATACGGCAGAAATATATTCACGCTGATTTACATAATTTTTAGCGTTTAATAATAAATCTTTAACCGAGACATTTTCTAATTGAGTGGTAGGTAATATTTTACCTACTTTTTTACCTAACAAAATGGATCTAATGGTATTGTCTTTAACAATCAATTTATTCATTATTTCCTCAAATTGAGGCTTAAAAGCTTTCTCCATAGCACCAGACGGACTAACCGCTTCATGCAATTTGTTTAATAAACCTCTTTGTTGAGCACTTTTATCCATGGAAACCTTCTGTTTATAGGGCAATATCTAAAACAATACTAAATTATCCATACGTGAAGGATGGAAGACTGGATTTTGTAAAGGTTTTAACCAATTATGGGCCAGGAGGTGGACCACTTGGAGAACCACCGCCACCTGCACCACCTGGAGGAGCAGCGCCTGTGTCACCACCTGGAGGTCCGGCTGGGCCTGGACCTGGAGGAGGAGGTGGGGCGCCGCCCGGAGGTGGAGGCATACCTAAGTCTGGCATAGCCCCACCAGGAGAACCGCCACCTGGAGTTTCACCTGGCACAGTTTGATCTTGTGGCTGACCTGGTTGAGTTTCTGGTTCTGGGATTTCATCCTCGTCATCCAAGGATCTCAAAGCATTTAGGTCCATAGCTTCCAAAGCAGCCTTCTCTTTTTTAGCAATAGCAATTTGAATGGCCTCTTTGCGCATCTTCCTAGCTTCATCGTCAAATTCCAAACCAATGGAACGATACAAAGTATGCAAAGAAACTCTCTTAGCTTCATCGGTGCCCTGAGTCAAAGTTACCAAACTGTTGATGTAGTCGCCCGCATCAAACAAAGACATATGATTCCAATCAATTTCTGGCACAATTAGTTGTTTCTGCCCACCAGAGTAATCATAAAATCCCTGGATCTTAGATATGGGGGCAAAAACTTTGCGTTTCAACCACTGAGACATCATATTACGAAACTGCATATAGCGTTGACGAAGCACATCTAAAGCTACACCGCCATTAGCATAAGTAGTATCAGCGCCACCATCCATCAAGACTGGTGGAACTTGCAAACCCACATAAATCTCCTTAACTAGTTGGGTGATGTCGCCAGAGATGTCATAAATACCTTGACCATAACCCACTCTAGTTACATCTACACCTTCATGAGTGAAAATCTTAAAATCCTTATCGTACTGAGCTTCCTCAAATACATTTCTCCAAGCTTCCAAGTCAGCAAAGGTAGGCTTGTAATCAGCTGAACCAATCTTGACAATAGTGAGCGGATTGATCATATTATCAGCCTGAGCATATTTTGACTCACGTAGCTTATCGAATAACATTAATTGACGAAAAATGCAAACTGGTAATCCAGTACCTCTTATTTCATAAGGGCTAATTATACGAGCCAAATGGGAGACATGAAAATTGTCTAGCGGAATATTTTCTCCACGTCTAACCGAATCAATAATATGTTGGTTCAATTGTTTACGTTGTTCCACATCACTAGGACGATTGGAGAAAATAATCTTTTGTAGGTTGGCATCAGGACGTAACATAATAATAGGTTCATTAGCTACTACCGTGCGTTTGACAATCATAAAGTCGGGATTTTGTATGAGCAAACGACTCCACTTACCTTTACTTTCATCCAATTCAGCATAAATAAAAGCCTCACCTAATAGCCAAAATTCTTGAGCTATTTGCACGCAAATATTCATCAAGTCAATTTCTTCAATCATGTCATTGAAGAATTTCTCAATATCTTTGTTAGGGCATTTGATGTTAAGCTTACTAATTGGATAAGTACTATGCAAACAAATGGCATTATGAACGAATGGGTTCAGAGCAAAAAAGCTACGACACCAAGCATTAATAGTGGCACGGTCACGTGGTAGATTAAGGTTGCTATTCAACCATAAAGGAGAATAAACTTCTGGAGTTTGTTTAACAGAGTCGCCGTGAATACCACGAAACATACCGCCTGCGCTACTAATAGATTGAGCGTACTTAGACATGATAGAAGAAGAAGTATGGGAAGAGGCAACTACACGACCAGCTATAGTTTCTCCGTTTTCTCTGTCCCAAGCGTTGGATAGATTATTGTAACTAGGACTAGATCCATCAGCAAATAGGCCCTGATCTACCTCATTAGAAAGTATAACCCTTCTCTCTTCGGAGATACCTTGAGCCATAATAGCACTCACTTGTGGAGTGTTAGACCTATTTTTCATATATCTAGATGAGAAGGACGGTTCATTACCTAAACCCGATGATTTTATTTCAGACATAAAGCCTCTATTTCACTATACCTTCTATAATACTCAATATATGATATATCAGTCAAGGTTGATATTTAGACTATTTTAGAACTTTCTAGCAACATATCCTGACATAACCAATGGTTTATTAATGTTTTTTTCATTTTGTGTTGCCGGATTCATATTAGTGAAGCCACGAGTTATTAAAAACTTATAAGCCAAGTAAGCATTAAGTAATGCCATAAAACCGTCATTAGGCGTTCCACCTTTAACATAATGGATGCTGGGATCCCCACCCGTTCTAGAAATAGATGGTTTGATTTCCATACTAGCACAATGTTCTATTAACCAGCCTATTCTCTCATAATCACCATAAGGAAATCTTATCATACCTTTTTTCATTTGTTCATACAATTCGCCAATATAATAATCTTTCTCAAAAATTAGTTCTTTAGGAAAAGCATCATGTCTAAACTTAACGTGATCATTAACAGAAGGATGAGCGCGAGATACCAAATATTTATCACCATATATTTGATGTAGAGTTTGAGAAAAGTCATTAGAAAAACCAATATCACCTATAGCTAATTGAATATTATATTGTCTCATCAACTGGTCAATAATACCCTTTTTATGTTCAGGTTCATTACGCTTAAACTTCATAGCATATTCAATAGATAATAACCCAGGACCCTTAGAAAGTAAAACTACCGCTGTGCTATAAGATTGTCCACGACTAGTAATTTTATCTACATTGGCCATTTGTTCTAAATCTGATTTGGCACCGTAATCGATACCTAATACTGCTATTTGTTGCACTAATCCTGGACTAGTAACAATGCGTGAACTAAACTTCCTCTCACGATCAGCACAAAATTGAGCAATTTCTTCAGCAGTAATTGGGCTAGAATCTCCTTGAAAAAACTCTCCCAATACTTCATTCATAAAAACACGTTCAGTATTTAATGGGTGCTTGCCTGGTTTTTCTTTTTCAATAGCCTCACGAGTAAACATGGGCATGTATAGTTGATTGATATGAAATCCAACTGCTTCACAATCTGGATCATCTGGATCTTTAAGGGCTACCCATTTACCGCGCTCTTGGGCTTGTAGTTTATCTTGCTCATGACCGCATAATGGACACTTAACCACCTTGGTATGGATCCAAACTTTCTCCCAGTCATCAGAACCTGGAGTATAAAGTGGAAAATATTTTTCACAACCCTCACATCCTAAATAATAATACTGCTGAGAGGATTTTTGCCACATCTTTTGAAAATCAGAACCTTTACGACGAGGGGTTCCGAAATATACTCTTACACCTTTGGAAGGTTCACCATATTTGGCAGTAGTTAAAATCTTAAGAGCGTTTCCTAGAGCCAAAGTAGTGGTCTTTTGTACTTCATCGAAGAAAATAACATCGGCGGTACGACCCATGATACGGTCAGCATCTACGCCAATGGATTCTACCCATAAATGGTTGCCACCCAAAAATTGTTTAAAAGTTAAGGATTCACTAGTGCCAGAAGATTGGTCTAGTAACATTTGCATATAAGATTTGACTTTAGCACCCGCTTTGACTGGGACTATTCCTTCGGGCGCGTTGGAGGTCACGATCATCTGGTTTAATTTAGTTTTAGAATAAGCTGCCGCTAATTCTAATTGTGGAAAAGTATGAATAACACGAATAGGTGGTTTATCACCAACACCAAAAAGACCACTGCCCATGAAATACATTTCAAGTGCGGAAGCCATAGTAGTGGCACCAACCTGACGACCCTTAACGATAATAATGGGTTTGGCAGTAGGCTCTAAAGCCTTGATACCTACATATCGATAGATATCGGCAAAAGGTTTGTAGCCATTATCGTGTAGGGTAAAAGGTTGGCCTTCTAAGCTTAGATGGGTCTCAGCGAAGACCACAGGATCGATCATAGAAAGCTGTTTCTTTAGTTTATCAAATATTCGCTTATAGTCATCTTTATCTGACATATGATATATACATACATATGCATTTATACGGGAAACTCAGGATATCTAATAATTAAAACTTCGTTGCAGGCATCAACGCATTAAAAGCGTCAGTATTGCTAGGATCCACATCTGATTCCGCATTATCACGATCGCCTACCGCCAAATTATTGTAGTTTTCATAACTAGCTGGATTATTTTTCTTAGCCTCTAGATTTAACTTGCTCACTAACCTTATTAGTTTATCATCATCCCAGGCTTTATCTTCAGACACATCCGCATGATGAATAGATCTAATCTTGTCAATAATGGCAGGGATAGGTAGATTACCTCTAGTTGCTCGAATATAATTTTCTAAGGTTTGCAGCACATTAGGGTTGGTTCTAATCACATCTGGAGTAGTGGTATCTTGTTGCTTTTGCTCTACTGGAATGCTCTTATCGAAATCACTATTTTGATCTGGATATTCGTATTCTGTTGGAATACCATTTTCTGTTGGTTCTGTTTTATGTGTAATATATTTTGATATTCTTTGTTCTTCACGATCAAAAATATTTTGAGACATTTTACATCCATCAGAGTATCCATAAGCATATTCCATATATGCTTTATAATTTATTGGTAATGGTTCTTTACGAGATAAAATTGAAGATAATATATCTGTACCAAATCCGTCATTTTGTAAATCTTCTTTTCCATCAAAATTACCCATATCATAATATTTATTAAATGAAGCTACTTTGGATTTACTAGTTTCTTGTTCTGAAACTTTGAGATAATTAGCTAAACCACTTCTTTGGATCATATCATCAACTGCCGCTTGAACAGAAGGATATTTGGAACCGCTACCATTCATAATAGTGTTGATTTGATCAAACAAAGATTGTGGTGATTTGGGTTGCACAGCACCCTTCTGCAAAGAGTTCTCGAATTGTTTCAACCAATGATCTTCGCTAATATGTTCGTCAGTGTTTCTAGAAACTACTAACTGATGTCTATTATATTTGGACATTTAATATTTACCCTTGAAAATTATTTTCCCAAATATATACAATATTATAGCCAGCCTTCTGTAATGTTTCTTGACGCCTCATAGTATGATTATATAGGTCTCCAAATGTCTTTTTATTCATTTGATTATAATCAGATGAATTATAGATATCTGGATTGCCGTGCCAATAGTCCCCATAAAACTCATAAATAGTATTAGAGGCTAAATCGAAACCATCTACCTTAAATATCTTACCTGCAATGTGAATGGTTTTGTTTCGTTCTTTAATATTGAGAGAATCTAACCATTTAGTTTCCATTTTAGAAATACTTGAAGTGCATTTAGAACATCCGTGTCCAGCTAAATGATTATCTGGAGTTTGATGAAACTCCCCATGAGTTGGACACATTATGATTACATATTGTTTAATAGTTTGATAATCAATTAAAGAATAATCATATTTATTATTGTGGATAAGCGAAGCCCTATCTGCAAAATCTTGCCACGATAACTTTTGAGCTTCAGCCATTTTTGCTGGACCACATTGAGGGCATCCGTGCCCTTCAAGGTGCTTATTGGGCGTTTGCTCGAAAATTGAATGATGAATATTACAAATTAATTTAACCTTAGTGGAATTATTTTTATATTCCACCAACGAATAATCATAAACATTGCCATGAATACCTTGCGCTCTTTCCACAAATATTGGGGTATCTAATTTTTTGTTTCTAGTGCAGGAGGGGCACCTATCTCCACGCATATGATTTTGTGCTATTTGTGTAAATATTCCATGAATTGGACATACAATACTCACCTTATTTTTAGTTCCAGTGAAAATAGACGCTGAATAATCATAAAAATTATTATTAGCAATATTAGATCTTTGTATGAAATCTTCTTGACTTATTTTTTTCATATCATGACTTGAATTGTTGCATCAATTCCAAATTATCTTCAGAACCTGGATCAAAATCTTCGTTGGCAATTACTGAACGATCGTAAGGCATTGGGAAACCAAAATCAAAAAGCAGCTGCCTTAATTCAAACTGTTCACGATCAGATAGTTTCCATTGTTTAACTTGTCTATTATATAGATCAGATATATCGTGTCCTGCCGAAACTGCTCCGTTAATACATATTCTGGCGATACCAGAAATCAATAATGGAGCTACGATAACCACGCCTGATACTCCTAAAATCTTTTGAGCATCTTTAACGAAACCCTCTACTTGTACTTCAGAAGACTTCTTTCGTTTCTTGTATGGTTTTTTGCTTTCTTTAATTTTTTCTAAACGATCTTGTAAACGAGCAATACCGTCTTCTACATCTGCACGAACTTTTTCAATCTTATTAGCATCTAACTCGCCGTCCAAATCCATTCTCATAGCTCTGGAAATTTCATTATCCAACTTTTCTAAATAAGCTTGAGCTCTTTCGCATCCAGCCGTATCTTTACCGCTGTGCTTGGGCACACTATCAATCTTTTCTTTGATCCAAGTTACGAAACCATGGGGACCTCTAGCAGACCAATCCCATTTTTCATTCTTAAACTTCTTGGCATCATTAGCATCATCAGGTTTCTCGTCAGTATGAATGGGTTCATCCATCACCTCTAACATAGGCTCTGGATCCTTGGTACCAGCGGGGGCACCTGGTAACTCTTCCACTACGATCTCTACATCCACTGGTTCCGTTACTTCTAGAGCAGGTGTACCATCATGCATTTGCATAGAAGGTTCATGCATATGTTCGCCCATTTCATGAGCATGGCCAGCCATATCGCCCTCTCCCATAGGAAGAGATACTTCCAGTGGCATAAGCGCAGATGGATCTACCACTAAAAGTTGATCTTGTGCTAGGGATTGTAATGACATGTAGATACCTCTAAAGCTGATTAGTCTATGTTTATATGCATTTGTATGCCATAATAATCGTTGGTTTTATATATTCCACTTATCCTCGTACATTTGACGCCCTGAGTCAGTAATGCCATAGTCAGGATTTTCTGTTTGGATGGTTTGATCAGCATCCTTAGCTTCTGGGTCTACCCCATCGGGTAAGCCATAAATCTCGGTCTCGGCGGGACGAAGAACATATTTTTCCTCTAATTTGTCCAAATGATCTTCATCCATTGGGGCATCGCTGTCTTTACCATAAGGGCGACCCACTGGCGCATCATCATTAGTTAAATCATGACCAAAATCCAAAGAAGAGGCTGGTTTACCATCTTGATCGGCATCCGGTAGGTATTTATCCAAGAAACCACCCAATTGCGCAGAATAGGGATAAGACTCAAACTCTCCTTCATTTTCGGTTCCTGGCATGATACCATCCAATTCAGGATCCCCAGCCGGACCTAATTTGATGGGTTTCTCATAATGACCAGAGTCTCCAGTGATGGGGCCAGTATGGATTTGATCATCGATAGGAAAGTCTATATTGTTGGAATCATGCTTTTTAGGAGCTTTAGGCTTTCCTTGATAAGGGCTATTCTTCCAATCGTAAATGCTAGTTCCATGCTCTTTGGGCGGCAACATATGATCGGCATTGTCATCGGCAAAGAAAGCGCTTGGACCATGATTGCCTTCGTCTCTAAACTCTTCTACACTATCAACTTTGCCATCACTCATTTCTTGATATAAACCTTTACCTAAATCATAGTTCGGGCCTGCCTCTTTGATGCTCTCTTGAGTGTAATCTTTACCAGAATGCAATTGTTCCACTGTTGGCTTGGGCTCATATGGTCCGTTGAATCCGAGATGTCCACATTTCTTACAATAGTAAGCGTCTCTATTTTCAGTATATTTAATATCGGAATCTTTGCACCCAATTGGTTTATCTGCTTTACGGGGGTCTTTTCCTCTCCAGATTTCACCTTCAGCTGTCTTGATAATTTTCTGAAAAAGAGCCATACGAGCTTTACGCTCAGGATTCTTTTTGACGTGATCCCCATTGTCGATTATCCAAGAATCATCCGCTATATAGCGAGGCTTAAGTCTTGCTCTGCGTGCCTCTAGAAACTCTTGAATGGATTTATAATTTTGCAAACCATGATAACCAGTGCCAGGACCCACATTTTCCATACCAGGAATCGTATATAAATCGTAGTTACGATAAAATGGTTCTACGAAACGAGGCTGTACCGTGATAGCGGTGTCCGACTTGTATTTCTTTTTACCAGGAGTGGGTTCATTGACACCACCGCCTCCTTGATAATAGGCTTTTTTATTTTCCATTTTTAACCTTTAGGTAATATGGATATACTTTTTCAGTAATAGGAATGTACTGCCACAAACCCATTTGAGTAATGAGCTGGGCTGCTTTGTTTGGGTCTTTGGTAAAAGCCTGATTTACTTTTTCCGTCATAGCCTTTTCAGTAGACAGCTTGGATGTTTGCGGATTAGCACGCACAAACTCTATGATCGCTGGATCTATCTCAAAACCTAGTTTGCAAGCTAGATACACAGCCCTGATAACCCTGTTTCGGTTAGAGGTGAGCGTCACCTCCGGAGCTAAACAGGTTTTGATAACCCTATTCTTGATGTCAATAAAGCCACGCTTGGTGGGATCTAATATTTGTTTGAGGTCGATAGTTAGCAATAAAGAATTACAAGTAAAGTCTCGAGAGAACATTTCTCGTTGCATATTGTTAGGTTTGTTCATACCCAATTTAGCTAAGTAAGTATCAATGTTGGGTACAATAAAGTTGGAGGAAAAATCCATTTTGAGATTACCAATGAAAATAGTTGAATGTCCGTCCTCCATCGTTTTTCTGGTCAAGTTATACTTCTTGCGTAATTCAATAGCAAGCTCTTGCGACAAGTAGTCTACTGTTTTATCACCGGTAGTAATATCGATGTCGGCGACGTTATCCAAACGTCCCATAAACTTATCACGTGGCGTTCCTCCGCATATGAATGCGGGCGAGGCCCCAATCTTTTGTTGAACTTCTTGCATTTGTTGAAGCAATTCTCGTAGTTTCATTCATTTGCTTCCATCAAACTGCGGGACGAGGTAGTGGTGGATTGACGGGAGCCTGAGCTGGTGTCGTTCTTGGGGCGGCAGGAAGAGCACCTAAATCTTCTCCGATTTCTACTTGAGGTGATTCTTTCCCGGCACCACCTTGTAGTTCGGCATTCTCTTGCTCTTTTCTCATTTTCTTACTAGCCTGTTCTTTGTCGTTTTGGTTTTGTAAGTTTTGAGCTACACCACCGGCACGATCTGGAGTAGTTTCCCCTTTAAGATCTACAGTTCTACCACTAATGGCTCCACGTAATCTAGAAATAATATCTTCTATACGAGTGGCTACATAGTTATTGGATTCCAAAGACTTGTTAATAGCTTCAGATAAGGTGGGGAAATAAGAAGCTAAACCCAGACTATCCAACATCATATCAACTAAAGCCAATTGACGAGGAATCTCACGAGTCTTGAAAATCTTAGAGATGTCTTCTAATTTAGCTACTGTATCCGCTACCGTTACATTGGCTAAAGCTGAATCAATGATACGATCAAAATCTTTAGCGCCAGAGGGAGCATCCGTCACACCAGCCTCATTAGCTGGAGGAGTGTCATTTGTCACATCTTTCGGAGCTTGTGGTTCTAATGATTTAGGTTTGCGAGGATGAGTGGTCATCGGAACATCTTCAACTGGTGGCGCCATTTGAGCTTCCGTCACCAATAATTGTTCGTCTTGTACTTCTAAAGAATCTTCTTCCACATTCAACTCATCTTCCACACCTTGCTGATCTTCTGGCACCGTTTTACCAGCCGTTTCAGTGCCTTCTAAAAACTCTGTGATACCTTTGGGAGCATCCTCTGGCATAGGAGAAGGCGGGCCTTGAGCAATAGATCCATCAGGCATTTTAGCAGGAGATTTGGGATCTACTGGTTGCGTTTCACTAGCTCCGGTAGGAGGGCTACCTGGCGATTGTGGCATACCTGGCCCTACAGAGGGCAATCCACCTGGAGCACCGGGATGTCCAGCACCTGAAGGATCGTCTGGAGAAACTACAGCAGGAATTGCGTTAATGGGTCCTTTAACACCTGTACCCAGTGGTGGTGGGTTATTAGCTTGAGCTATGGAATACAAAACTTCTGCCGCTTTAACGAAACCATTGCGACGTAGTACATTGCCTTCTCGTACAATCATATCTTCATATAAACGGGTAGAAGTGCTTAGTTTATTAACTAGCTGCACCTTCTTTTTGAGACTATAAATGGCCTCCATCAAATTTTCTAATTCAGGGCCAGCAAACAACTGCCCTTCCGGTGAACGTAATAATTTTTCTGCAGAATCTAAACGACCAATAATTTTTTGTCGTTGCTTTTCAATAATGCGCTTACGTTCATCAGAACGTTCAGAATCCTCACGAACATTATCAACGGCATTGTGATCTACGGTTGGTTCGGTTGGTTTAGGAGCATCAGGTTTAATTTGTAAAAAATACCCTGGCTGACCGTTTTCATACCAAAGTTGTGCTGTTTTATATTTCAAGTGAGTACCCTCTTGATAAAATCGTAACCAATTCAAGAAATCAAAAGTCTCCATTAGGTTCCAACCATTAGTAGCTTGACGAACTGCATTAACACGGGTTGTCCCACCTTTTTCGGCGGCAAAAATCTTTCTAACGGTCTCTAACCATTTATTAAGATTATGCTGACCAGGAACATACATATACTGATCATAGTTGGGATAGGCCCTTTTATCATCCAAAGCGGTAGCAAACTTATCATAATTGATACCATGTTCTCCCAAAAACCGAATCAAATCCTGGATTTTATTTTCCAAGTCTGTAGCTGATTTATCTGGGAGTGTTGTTGAGATGATAGTGGCCATATTATTCGTTTAACTTTTTGTTAATAGTTTCATTGAGAATCTTGGCTTCGGCTAATCTTACCTCCGTATTAGGCATGACTTCCTTTTCTGGAGCTTTCAATTTGGCCAATTTTTCATAAAGACGCTCCATAAATAACATGGAACTCTCTAAATCTAGTTCAGACAAGGTTTCTCGAATTGCTTCCTGAAATACCAGAATATGCTGATCCATAAATTGGATGGTCATGTTATTCTGAACAAATTGAGCCTCAGTAGGGCCCTCAGTGAATTTGTAGTATTTTTCTAGAATCCCACCCAGCACTTCGGCATACTCAATTAAAATACGATCTAACTTAGTATTGATATTACGAGGATCCTCTTGAATTTCATCAAAAACTTGGCCTACACGAGTTTCGATGGCCACGCACAAATGAGCTATCATCTGGCGCACATCAATTTCCTTACCAGCTAATTCCAACATTTTACTACGATAAGCAGAGTTGTTCCTAACGGATAACTCTAACTGCTCTTCCGTAGTGCCGGCAACCACTGCACGTTTAGTTTTCGTAATATCTTCTTGAATTAAAGAATAGACATCTAAATAGTTGTCCTTAAAAGTCTTAACAGACTTTTCCGCAATAACGAACTTGGCCTCACTAACATTGGTATACTTGCTAGACAACCACTCATAAATATCTTTGGGGGGAACATCTAAAACTAATTTGGCTATAATCTCGTCTTTATCGGGATGATCTAAAATTTTCTTGAGTGCATTCTTATTCATTCTTACACTCCGAGTGTTTATCTATTAGTTCCGAGTCTACCTTCTCTGGAATCAAATATAGTTTGGAAGGGAGCACTGAAAGAATTGCTGGTTTGTAGAGAGACATCTCCACCAGGAACTTTGCTTCCGTTTTGCAATTCATAACCCGTTTCATAGTTATATGTTTTTTTATCTAACTCGCATTGAAATACATGTTCGCCAACTCTTCCCATTTGTGCGCCAGGATGGTCAGGACATGTTCTCGTGCTCAAAGGAGCTTCTAAAATCTTGTACTGCTTAGTCAAATTACTTTTATCGATAGCCTTAATAGATTCTTCGGTCTTATCGATAGCATGTAATTCTTTACGTGGGCCTTCATACTTCTTGCGAAGCTCCTCAATACGGTAGTCATCGGCAGCTTTCTTGTCTGCCATAGCGCCAGGGGGAGCAGCAATAGTTAATAGTAGCTCATCAATAACAGAAGCTTGTTTTTTAAGTTGGGGGTCGCCAGAAGCGTCAAAAGCGCTGGCAATATCAGCTAATTCTTGAACAGATTCTGGGGTGATTTTAGAAGGTTCAGCCGGCTCTAGACCATCCACTTCATCAGCGGCTTTCTTCAATAGAGCGGCAGCCAATACACATGATTCGGCAACAACCTTCATACAATCTTCATTTTCTTCGGCAAGCAATAAGGCTTCGTTAGTCGGGCTCTCCAACCAGGCAGCCATGGCATTTAACATTTCAGCAATTCTCATAGTTTCTCCCGTATAATTAAGGATACCAAATTATTCCTCTAACTTTTTCGGTTCCGGATTAATGGGTGGAAGTTCGGCTTGCTCCAAAACAGGCATATTGGTTTGCTCTTGCTGATCTAATTTCTTTTTGATTTCTTGAGCTATGGCACTGACCTCAGATCCATCTACAGGAGTGTGTCCCCTCTTAACCGCATTAATTAGGGTCGTCAATTTAGATTTAAGCTCTGGGTCTTCCAAAAACTTTCCAATCACATCCAAAGAATTAAGGCCATAACTCTGGAAGATGGGAGTAAATAATACGAAATTAACCAATTCTTGCTTGGTTAAATCTCCTCGTTGACGAGACACCTCCCCACTATGGACCGCTACGTCTGGAACAACTACCTGTAGTTTGGTGGCTGCTTTTTGCAAAGTAGAAAAAGCTCGGGCCAAAAATCCTTCAAACGTGGTCAAATAATGCTTAATGGTACGATCAGGATGGCCTCGCAAACTATCACGAATGGTTTGACGGGCTTTTTTCTCGGGATCCGTCTTAATTTGATGAGCTACCGTAATGATATCATTAAGACTCTTAATTATCTTAACAGGAGATAAAGTATTTAAGTCTCGAACCAACTTGTCCATTTTGTAGGTTAGCTCTATGGTCAAAGGATCTCCCGTATCCGCTACATACTGAAGCATGGAGTTCTTGGCAGAACGAGAAAAATAATTGCGATAAGAATCCAGAATATCCCTTTTAACCTCGGCAATGAGACGATCTTCAGAGACGGGAACTATAGCAGCCTCGGACTGAAACCCGTACTTCAGCGATAGGAGTTGGGCCAGTCTGGCTACTTTCATAAATTATCCAAAGATTTTAGAGTTATTGAAAACTGCGCCTTCGTAAGTTTCGTCCATACCTTTTCTAAACAATGGACGACAATGACCATCTTTGTCTTGGTATACCTTGTTGATAGGTAGACCGGTATGAGAGCATACTGGATGTTCACTAACAGCACTCTTAATCATCTTAGAGCATTGAGTAGCGGCTACTTTATTGCCAGCTAATCCGTTCATATAGACTTGGAAAGCGGTAGCATAAGCCTTAGTATCTCCTGAGTGAGCTAACACATTAAGAGCGTCTTCCGCTTTATCATAATTATCTTCGGCAAGGGCAGCACGCAAATCATCAATGACTTGGCTAGGTTTGAGAGCTGACATAGTAGAAGCTGCCGCCGCCACCTTCGTGTCTACTCGTTTATCAGCCACTAACTGATTAAGACCTGCTTGACTAAAGCTGGCAATAGAGCCGTTACACATTAACACGGTAGATTTGGTTAATTTACCATTAACTACCTTAACTGGAACAGTGAAAGCCACTTTACCAGTATCTACAGAGACGCCAAACAAAAGCGTTTGATCTTTATGACCTAACACCACTACCTGTGGGTTACGGTGACCAAAAGAGGCTAATTCGCGTACGATATGATTTCTGGCAGCATTAACTTTATCCGCACCAAACTCCCAAGTAGCTAGGCCTTGTACCGTATTAAACTTGCTTTCAAAATCGTTAACTTGCTCAAACTTGGGTAGTTGCACATCTTTTTGGGATGCTTCAGATACTTTTTGACCAACCACTTGACCTTGGAAGAACTCCGATTTACCTTGACGCTTAGCAGTTAAACGGGTCAAAGCTAATTCAGCATCACTGACTTCACGATTCTCAGAAGCAGCCTTAGTCAAAACACCTAAAATACTGGCGGCATCTACTTGTAGTTTGGAACCCGCTAGAGCGGTGAGATAAGATTTAATATTACTATGGTTAAGTTCTTGTGGACCAGCATTACCCATAAAGACGGATGCTTCTATCACATTAGCATTGTGAACTTCCACTGGAACATAAAAACTAGTAATTCCCTTAGGAGTCTCATAGTCGGCTTTGATGACAAGGAACTTATCACTACCGGCACTAACGGTCAACACAGTAGGACGTAGATTCCAAGCATCCAATGTGTCTCCAACCGACTTCAACGCCTTATTGGCGAGAGGCTGAGAATACATCTTCAATGGGATGTGCTTATCGAAAGCGCTCTCCAAAGCATTAGCCAATACTTGATCACCTACATGATATGGATTGGCAGTAGAAGACTCTTTTCTTTGCTCAGTGCAGTCATGGCATTTTGCATGTACTTCAGATTCAGCTATAGGCTCAACTTTTGCCCCATTTTTTTCATGCTCATCAGCATGTTTTTTACAAGCAGCCCAACCATTATGAGGATACTTAACACTATACAATGAAGAAGCAACTTTTTCACCCAATTCATCTTGGAACAATTCAGCAAACTTACTGCCACGAGAATATAATTTTTGGTAAAGAGCCTTAAACTCACCCTTACGAATAAAAAGGGTCTTGTTAGAAGCCATATCGCTAATAACTCTGGAAACCATACCAATAGTTTGATCGTGCGGATAGGCAGCCATACACTTGGTTAGTTTGACAGCTAAAACTGGAGTGGCCAATCTTTCATTGTTCTCCACCGTCTTTGCTAAAGAACTGACTAGTTGTTGTATTTTGTCGAGGCTCATGTATACACCTATTCCGTTATGCTAATTCTGGGTACTTCTTGAGTACCTCTTGCTTAGCTTCAGTAGTTAGCTCGTTGAGTAAAGCCTTGACCAGCTTCTTGTTAGAGGTTAATTTTTCTGGCAAGTATTGGGTAATTTGACCTAGCTCTTCGCGTGGAATGCCTAGCTTGGTAAAAGGTAAACGCACCAAAGGATCACCCTTATAGGCTACCTGAAGTACTCCGGCAGTCTTGGTAATCAAGACACTCCAATCACAAGCCGTCTTATTATTCTCTTCCTCATCACCATATAAAGCCACAATATAGTCACCATCATCGGCGCTTTGCACTTCCCATAGTTCGGCGCCCTTGTCGCCATCCTTGAAGCGCACAATATCGAAACTATAAGTCTCTAATTCATCTTTTACATCAGAGAGTCGGTAGGCCTTTTTAGTTAGCAAAGCCGTATAATCAACTTGAAATTTGGACATCATATCTCCAGTAACGCAGAAGGAACCCTATTATAGATAGAGAAATATTGATAATATTCCATACTTTTAGTAGATCCCTACTAATAGATAAATTGCAGAATATTACCACAAGAGATATTAAAAGTCCCTAGACTGCTGCCCAACATCCACATTACCCTCTAAATCTAAAAGAAATCGCAACATAGAACTATCAGCGTTAGGAACATCTAAAACTATGCCTATGCACTTACAGGTGTAATTTAGGCGCTTGGTGGTCAATAAGCCATTTTCTACATAAAGATTGGCATACTTGCGATATTCTTGCGTGGTATCATACATGTCGGTGTCAGCAATCATATTTTTAGTCCAAAGAGTAACTCGTCCCGAACCGATAGTAGAATCATCCGCTTTAAGCATAGGCACATTATAGGCGTAGCGACAAGTCAAACGAACGGCATCGTTCATATCGCGCCCCTCCACCGTGGGGGTGATACAATAGTTGCAAACAGTCCCCTTCGGCAGAATGAACTCGCCATTAGCCGGCTTCAAGTGTCCAGGTACACTGCTAACGAAAGAGGCAGCAATAATACCGGCATGACTTAATTCTACCTTGTAATCCTGGGAGGAAACTATTTCTTTCTTCTCTTCATCGAAGGTGCGATGATGAATGGGGATGATATGGATTTGATGGGGAGGTTTGGGAACCACCCTAAACACATTGGATCTGATGTCATCAATGATGCCACAGGGGTGTAGCCCGTCACATATTCCTGCCACAGTCTCGCCTTTTCTCATTTTGAGGGCGGCGACCTGTCCTGGTTGGAAGTAAGCCTCTGGATCCACTCTAACACAAACTGGTAAATTATTAAAAAGTTCAATGATTCTTAACATGATATCTCCTTTGGCACTCCTGTGCCCTACGGTTCATAAGGAATATATCACTTTACTTTACGTCTTTCGCGTCGATACAACGACCATATCTTAGGTATTTCGTTTGTCATTTAAGACCTCCGAAATACTATATATAAACACTTTCCGAATCACCATGCCTCATCACGCAAATCGCTCATCTCTTGGAGTATTCCTTTAATAGTATCATCTAACTCTATGATTTTCCTTATCTTCTTGCGAGCTCCGCCATAAACACGTTTGCCGTTCTTATAGTCAACATTTCCATTTAAGCTCTTGGTAATACTGCTCTGATTAACATTCAACATCTTAGCAATTTCCATTTGCGTATAGCCATCAGCATACAAACGAATCACTTCTCTTTGTCTTTCGGTTAACAAAGTATCTACTACTCTCCAGAACTCTTTCTTCAATCGATCCTCTAGTTCTAACATTCTTTCATCATACGCAAAACCTCCAGATAGTCTAGCATAAATACTGTCGTCATTGCAGAAAGCTTCCATCATATCATTGGAGCATGCTGTCTCCAAAAGTACCCACTGGTACGAGTCAGACCTGTTCTTTCTTCTATTATCGTAGTTATTAACCATTAGAACCACCTATTCCAAATAAAGACACAATCATAATATATCAATGAGAAAATTATGACAATTTAGATAAATTGTCAATCTTTAACAACAAAAGACAAGTCCGCGTAATCACTAATTTGGTCTTTAGTGATGTACTCGTCAATATCCTTGAAGCTTTCTGGGACGTAAAAATTACGAATATTGGCCAATTGGCCAAACTTATCCAATGTGCGTTTCCTCCCTTTTTGGCCAGCTTCATCATTATCCAACAACAAAAATATGTTGTTGGTGTATCTGCTAATGACAGAAAATTGATAGGGAGTCATGATATTATTTCCTATAGCTACAATATTTCTAAAACCCACCTCCATAGCCTTGATAACATCAAACTGTCCTTCTACGATATAAACGCTGTTTTGGTCTAAAATATGTTGTTTATTTTCATAGAGACCAAACAAACAATGCCCCTTCTCAAAACCCTTAGTATTCTTATACTTAGATATTTTTTTGGATTTCCACTCAGATTCAGGCAATAAAGTTCTACATACCAAACCTACAATGGTGCCGTAGGGATCGCGAAAAGGCATCATTAAGGGGTGATGCTCAAAATGACAGAACTTGAAACGTCGAGGAAAAAGAGAATCCTCCACATATTGAGAACCATCCACATATTTATAATATAATAATTCCTCTTTCAGTAATTGATCTTCCCCCACTAAATCCGATAACACCTGAATATTATCGGTATTTGGGAAGTATCCAAACTGAAAAAGATCCTGACTTTCTTGGTTTAGACGACTGTCTAAATAGGATTTAACACCTTGTGCTTCTGGATAGCTCTTTAACAGAAACTGACAAGACTCTACGATTTTCTCAAACATAATTTACTTTCTTATACGTCTTTCCCTGCCGTTTTTAATTTGTCCTTTAACATAATCTTGAATGGCTCACTTAAATGGTCCATCGGTTTTTGACAGGCTCGACATACTATATCGTCCTTCACCAGCTTGGGGCGCTCTTCCGCACCACACTTGGGACACTTGACGGCAAACGATGCAATCACTTTTTTCTTGAATTGCTTGGAAGCCTTCATCTGGGCTTTGGCAAAATAAGTGACGTTGACTATTTCTTTATCACATTTAGAACAATATACTTTATCCGTTTGAGGATCCAAATACGGCTCCATAGTATCTCCACAACCCTTATTTGTACAAGTCATACTGAACGCCATTTAATTTGCCTCTTTGGATAAGACATCAATCAAATTGTCTATATTGGCAGGATACTCCACGTGAACAATCACACGATGCTTAATATTATGGCCCCCTACTGATAGAACTATTTCTTCTTTATTTTTAATACCGGCATTAACTTCAATCACCTTAGATCCATCTATCGTACTAATGGTAGTATCACAACCACGTAAAGCATCCAATAAAGTAAGGTGCAAATCAGAAACTACATCCTTACCTTCTAAGCGTAATCCAGGTTCTGGAGTAACCTTAATACGCAAATGCACATCAGTGTATTGATCTTGCAAGCCCATAAAGGTGCCAGCAAAGTTACCCATACCTTGCAAACGTAAAACATTACCATCCACCATTGCCGCAGGCACCGATACATGTACCGAAGCTTCTGTTTCTATTAAGCCTGTACTGCTACAGTTGGTGCAAGGATTGCTTTGACTACGACCTAAACATTCACTACACGTGCGTATAAATACATGGCTACCATTGCGAGAAACAACTTGACCTTGACCTCCACAAGTCTTACAGCCATTATTAGTTGGCTTATTACCACTACCTTGACAATGCGGACATTTAATTTGTCTAGAATAAGTTATTTCAATTTTACATCCCTGTACCGCATCTCTGAAAGAAATGGTAGTATATAAATCTATATTGCTAGATAAATGTTGTTTGGTAGCTCGTCCGGAACCATTCCTATTAAAAATGTCATAAATATGCTGATTATTAAAACCACCCCAATCAGCGACGGGTGGCTCGTCCTTTCCCGCCTGAATAGTTTGATAAGCTTCACTGATTTTCTTGAAGGTAGCTTCGGCATCGGGAGCCTTATTAACGTCAGGATGGAACTCTTTGGCCAATTTCTTATATTGTTTCTTAACCTCTTCAGGGGTAGCATCAGAAGATAGGTTGATAATTTTATAAGCTTCAGATAATTTCATTTCTTTTTACTTTTACGTTGGAGGCGCCCAGTTAATAGGAATGCGTAGTACAAGGCTACTGCAGCCCCGTCTGCCATATCCATACTAATCTCATTAATTTTACCACTTTTTTTATAGATATATGGAAACTTAATATTTAAGTGATGTGCCACTAATTCAGGCATATCTTGTTTTTGAGGAAGAACTTTATCAGTTTTTAATCCATGACGGATAGATAACACATTAAATAATTCTGGTTGTCGTTGTAAATAATCGTGGGCTAACAAACATACCATACGATTAAACGTAGTTAATACAACGACAGTAGTTGCCGTACTTTTAGGCATAAACTTAATTAAATCTTCAATACCAATATAGTCGGGCTTCATTTCGTTTATTATAGCATTTAACTTATTTCTGGTATCTACAATGCGCTCCATTATCTTGCCTTTTTTAGAGGGCTTTAGATAATTCATACTAACATATTTAATATTATTAGACTCGTCTATATCTAATAGACAATATCCGATGCAAGCGGAACTTAAATCCAGGCCCAATATTCTTTTCATATTGGGTATATACCGCAAACACTACAACTATTTGTACTCACACTTAGAATATAGCTTTTCGATTTCTTCTGTAGACAATTCGTCTTCCGATGTTTTCCCCTTCCTCTTCAAGTATTTGGCGAGCAACCTAAGATACTTATTACCATTAATGCTAACACATTTCTCTATAATCCACCCTTTAACTGGCGGCATATTTTCATCATGGAGGATTTCTAAGTCCTGCCTAATCGGTAGGGCTCCAATATATTCTGGTTCACCAACTGCATAATAACCATCTTCTATATTCATAAAGCCTCGCAATAATATAACGTGAAAATAGAAAAGGCTCAAAGTGATTAGACCTTGAGCCCTTTTGATTAAGGAACGAAACAATTATGCTTGATTTCCATCATAAGAAGGGAAGGAGTTCTCCAACTCTTCATCGTCGGTCATGCTAACTGCAGGAGCAGTAGCAACTGGGGCAGTGGTTTTGCTAGCCGTCTTCTTACCAGAAACGGTAGAAGTGGTATCAGCACTCACAACTCCATTGATCTTGTCCATTCTTCTCTGAACTACATCAGATTGTGGTGGAGTTACCCTACGCTTAAGATCATCCAAATCCACTTGCGTGTCTCTGATCTTTTGATCTTCAGCGGAAAGAGGTTCCTTGGAAATGGCTTGTACCGAGTAATAACCAGTAGCGCCGCCGTTCTTGTCGACCACGATATCGATATCATACTTGGTTGGATCACCCCAACGATTAGTGTTTCTGGCATACTTACGAATCTGTCCAAAGACAGCGAAAGAAATATCCAACACCTTATAAGTTCCAGTCTTGCGACTAATCACACCTAACAACCAACGTGGCTTGGCTTTATCGCCTAAATCACATAATGGGCATTCACCATGAATCTTGGAACAAGAAATCTTCTGTCCAAATCCAGTATCACCTTCCTTCTTAAACTTGTGAACCAAGTATTGAAAAGGTTGAGTGATAATTCTCATCTCATTAGAACCTTCATCCAAACGGAGGAAGAGGTCTTTACTATTTGTTTGTTTCTTGTTTTCGCCTGCGAAAACATCATCTGACCACGATATTTCACCAAATGTTGTCATTTTAATCTCCTAACGTTATTCTTTCTTACTGTACACTAAGGTACTTTTTCTATTTAACAAAACAATCGATCGTGATTTCACATTAGCGTGAGAATCTAACAAAGCGAGTGCGTGCATGGTCAGGCGTACGAGAAAATCTGACGCTGACACTGCGTGAGCGTAGTCGGTTGACTACTCGATTAACAACTACTCTGAGAGCACCGGGGGAACCTGGTAGCACTGTAGAGCGTTTCTTACCTAATACTCTGACGAGAGCTGTTTGCAATTCGGTCATGGTACCTGACCAACTTCTAACATTACTTCTATCCAACACCGTTAGAATGCCCGTTAAAACGACGTTATCCACGTTAGTTTGAGCATTGCTACGGATTGTTGACTTACTTTTAGATGACATAATTATTTCACTTTCTTGGTTATCTTGCAACCATTGTTGGTTTCACTGCATTGAAAATGAGGCTTCTAATATGTTTAACTCGATGAGTTGGAAACATCATTTCTAATACGGAGTCTTTGGGGGCTTGCGCCATAATATCTGAAAATCCTTTTACGATTACATCTTCGGCAAGAGCGGAGTAAATGCCTTTAGCACCTACAAAACCCTGCTCTAAAGTAGGACGATCTTGAGAAATGAAGAAAGTCTCCACCGATTTAACACCTTTAGCAGTATGTACGACATCTGTTAAAGTAATTAGGTAGTAAGGTCGGGAACGAGTGGGAGTATTAGTTGGCACTCCAATACTGGAGATTGCGATATCATTTGGCATATTACTTATCCTTCTTATTCATCGGCGTCTTCGGACTCATCGTCCCATCCTTTTATATCATCAAAAGTCTTAACATCCTTGGCAAGATGAACGCCATCGGCTGATATGACGAGATCAAGCTCGCTAATACATTCGTCGCCCTCAAACAAATGATTTTTCTTAACTTTAGCTCTGGAAATAATTCCATATTTATATTTATCTCCACCCTTAACTCTATTCAGATCTTGTTTGCGTGAAAGCTGAATTATTATAGAAGATAAATAATATATTTCATTGCCGCCTTTTTCTATTTGAGTTGGGGCGCCCATTCCAATAGAAGCATATGTTTGATTGATAATTAAGGTAGCAATTGACGCTTCACCAGTTTCGGTGTTCGTATAATTGTTGGCAAGCTTATTAAACTTCTTTATGGCGTAAGAGTTTTCTTTAGCCGAAACACCTGGTTGTTGTGAAAAATCCTCGGTACCATCATCCTTATCTTCTGTAGAATTAAGAGAGGCGCCCACGCTATCCCATACAATGAGTATCTTAATATCAGGGTTCATTTCTTTGGCAGCATGCACAAATTGAGCTACAGCCTTAGCCCCGTCAATAATTTTATTAGTATCCACAACTAAAAGATTATCTGAGATACCGCCCATTTTTTCGTCAAAACGACGGGAACTAAACTTTCGTTCTGCATCCCAAAGAATTACTAACACGTCTTGATCTTGCGCAAACTTCATGAAAGCCATGGCGTGCGTGGATTTACCACTATCTGGCTTTCCAGATATCTGCACTATTCTTCCAAAAGGAAGTCCCTTTAAGTTAGTTAAACTTTTCCAGTGATCACCTTTGGTCCAAACCACATAGTCTTTATCTTCATTGGGTCTAATGATAGTTTTGCCAGTAGAAAGTTTCTTGGCTAATCCTTGATCTTTTTTAGCATAGCTTTCTTGGGCTTTCTTAACTAATTTGTTAATATCGACGCCCGCCACGAGATTTTTATTATCTGTTTTTACCACTTGTTTGTCGGTCATTTTATCTCTCTAATTATTCGTTCCAAGTTTTATTCTTACTTAAATTACGAAAATATATATGACTATCTTTAAGCGTAGCCAAGACATAATTCCATTTTTTTAAGGCTGCTTCTTGTTTAGCACACTCTAGCTTAGCTGCTACTATATCGGGCTCCTTGGCTATATGGTTAGTAAGCATATTTTCTGTAATTTTTTTATCGCCACCCGATATCTTAAAATCAAAGTATTTTTCGCCCTCTATTCTGGTAATTTCATTTTTGGCATGACGGGCGCGAAGTTCTACATCTTCAATTAAAAATGATAATTTCATTTGAGCAGACAGAAATAATGCCGCAGTACGATCTGCTTTATCTGTGTCATATTTATCTCTGCTAGAAGCAGAGATTTCATTAAAACATTCTTCAATTAATTTTTCCATATCAGAATAGTCAATCATTTGTTTCCTTGCACTTTACAATATATAATTACTAACTTTTTCTCGACAAACTAATGTTTATTTTTTAGCTTTTAATGATTGTATTTCAGCTTTAATTTCCGCATGCATTTCATCTACTTGACGACGCATGATGCGCAGATGCTGGTTCTGCATAAGGCTCATCAAAAACATCCATATCTCAAAGCTGGTTTGGCGTTTGGAGGGCGGTTTCAGAAAAATAATGACTCCATCCTGATCCGTCTCAAACAAATCTATAAATAGATCCTCGCCTTTATTAGAAATAGTAGTATAGGACTTGACAATCCTCTGATACAGTTGATGTTCATCGGGCGTCATCTCAATTTTCTTGTTATCAATAATTTGTATCATCACTTACCTTAAGAGCGGGAAAATCCACCACCCATGTTTTTGCCTTGTGCCTTATCAACTAAGTTTTGTAGGGCTTGAGCATCTTTTTGATTATACCCACCATCATGACCCTTAACGCTATTACGGTTAGACGCCGACAAGTTCATAGACAATACACGATCAGCCATCCTATCTTCATCATCCAACGGAGCAGGTAGTGCCGAGTTAATTATATCACCACTTCCGACAACAGACTGTAAAGCTGCCATGTCTTCCGGATCCATAGTCTCATTAGACGGATCAATCATAGCAGCCAAACCTTCTTCACCAATAATCCCTTGTGAACTTTCGTGTTCAATCTTTTCTTTGAGCTTCTTAAGATATTTAGTTCTTTCTGCGGCAGTCTTGAAGGTTTTGGGTTTTTGCGGCTTGCTTGAGCCGAGCTGAATGCTCCCTGACTCGCCGGAATCCACATCTTCGTTTCTGTCGTCTCCATCTTCATTGGAGGCGTCTCTTTTGATAATTTCGGCTCGCTCGAAAAAGCTGGCGGTTTTAGAGTCAGATTGAATCTTTTCTACTAAAACATCCTCCTCTCCCCTATCAGTTTTTACTTTAATAGTTTTTTTATTCCTATCAAAATCATTATCATCTAATTCTTTTTTCATATTTTTTAATATTTCTTGGGGAACATAATTTTTAAGGTTAGGATTATCAGTTTTAATATAATCATAATTAGATAGCAACCAATCACCAAGTTGATCGGGATAAGATTGTAGTTTTTCCATAGTATCTTGTAAGGTGGATAACAATTCTTTTAATAACTGTTCCATAACTGGGTTGCCACAATAAGGACAAACATTTATTTCAATTGCATGATGCCACTTAGGATCAATATTAGCCTGACATGAGAGACATTTCATTTTTTACTTCCTTTGTGCTTTGATCTGTGCGCACCATCAATTATATTCTGTTTAGACGAATACGGTCTCAAATTACTTAATGCCCAACAATCCTTGAACGACTGATCTTTCATAGATTGATAATTAAAAATTGAGTGCGGAATTATATGATCAATATTCCAAGTCCATGTTGCTTGATTATTATCGTCCCAAGTTTCAGAATTATATGAGCCCCAATTGTCCCAGGTCATCCATGACTCAAATTGTTTTTCTAAATGATCTTTTAATTCTTGAATTGTATATGAAAGATATTCTAAAATAGAATTATTATTCTTAGATGATCCAATATTAAATAATGATTTATAAATTGACAAACTAACTTTATGTCGCAACTTAAAAAGTGGATCATTTCTTCTTCTATTCTTTTTGTATTCTTTATTATGCTGTTTAATGGCTTCCTTGTTATTTACATAATAACTTTTTTTATCTTCTTTTAACTCTTCTTTATTTTCAATCCAATATTGCCTTCTATATTCTTTACTATTTTCTTTGTGGTCATAACGATATTGTTTTTGGTATTCTTTAGAATGTTCTTTATTTTCAACAACATTCCTATATTGTTCATTACTTTTTGAGACACAATCTTTACACTGCGCCCTATACCCTTCCCCACGTTTATAAAAACAACTAATATCTTTTTCTATTATACATTTACTACAAACTTTAGTCGCCATTATCTTACTCTTCTAAAACTGCGAGTTTTTTGGCCAGAAGCGCCTGTTCCCGCAATCTTGATTAAGGTCCCACTAGATAAAACTGTCTGTCTAGCGATAACTTGTTTTAATTGAGCTATTCTAACTAAAGTTTTATCTGGAGCGTTAAAACAAGCTTCTAATTCTTTTTTAGTCTTTTCAATTTTGTCGGCTATCTTTTTGCTGAGAGAATTAACATATTCTCGATGTCGATACACGGTAATTGGGAAAGCTGATCGATCTCCTGCTTGAGGCATAACAATAAAACCCAAAGCGCTTTGCAAGCCCTCATCATTGGTTGCCTGGGCATGTTCATATAAGTTTTTTAGTTTCAACTCTTCGTCCGTAGGAGCATAGCTGCTGTCATATAGAGAATCAATTTGATTAACTAAGTCTTTAATGCTTCCTCGGTCTGAATGTTGTTTAACGGTTCTAATGGGCATGG